TTACTAAAACATCAAAAGGTGGTTATGCTGACTACAGCACTAGTAAATGGTCACGCAAAGAATCTGCATTAACAGCAGAAGAAGCTGCGGCGATTGAAACTCATGGCTTATACAACTTGAAAGATTTTTTACCCAAGAAACCAAGCGAAGTTGAACTTAAAGTTATGAAAGAAATGTTTGAAGCTTCAGTAGATGGTCAAGCATATGACGCAGAACGTTGGGGTAACTATTACAAACCAAGAGGCGTAACGATCGTCTCAGCTGAATCAGCTACACCTGTAGCACAAACAGCAACACCGGCGGTAGCAGATGAGGAATTTGAATCAGCCCCAGCTGCGGTCGCTCCAGTGGTCGCAGAGGCTGCACCAGCGGCTCCTACAGCACCGGTTGCAACACCTCCAGCAGGTGGTACAGCCAGAGCTGAGGACATCCTAGCGATGATTCGTAATAGACAAAAAACTTCTTAATAAATAGTTGAGAACATAGGGCAGGACTAATCCTGCCCTAGTTGTCTTTATGATCGATTATAAAAAATTCAAGATAGAAAGATTAGATCCAATTAGTCCCACGTTCTGTGCGGCTAAATGGTTATCTGCAGACTTTTGGTTAGAAACTGGAACAACCAGTAGTTGTCATCTTCCGCCCCCACATAAAATTGATCTTAACAATGTTGCGACTAATATACACGCGATCAATAATACCAAAGAAAAAATAGATCAAAGATCTCAAATGCTCGAAGGTAAAAGGCCTGGAGGATGTTCTAATTGTTGGCAAGTTGAAGAAAAAAATGCCGAAGCTATCACTGAACGTATCGTAACTAGTTATGATAATTATGGCGATAGAGACTTTACTACATTGGATCTATCGGTCGACCAAGTACCTAAGAATATCAACGTGGCGTTTGACAGTTTATGTAACTTTACTTGTTCATACTGTGATGCAGGATCAAGTTCAAGTTGGGCAACTGATTTAAAAATTAATGGTCCTTTTAAAGGAATTGTAGGAGACAGTAGAAATACCTACCAGCGGCTAGGAAAAAAAGATAAATTATCTGAATCAGAATATGATTTTATATCAACCAAATTCACAGATTATGTAATAACTAATATGTCAGATATTGAATATATTAGATGTTTGGGCGGTGAACCGTTATTCAGCCAAAATTTTTGGAAATTCTTAGATACGATATGTCAACAAGACTGTTCTCAATTAAATCTAATTATAGTTACTAATTTAAGCGACACTGGTCGCATTAAAAAGATATTAAATTATCGCTCAAAATTTAAGAGCATTGAATTTAATGTAAGTATAGAAAATATCGGAAATCGTGCAGAATTTGTCAGGACTGGGCTAAATTGGCAGGTATTTGAAAGTAATTTACACTTATTATTAGAATCTAATGTAGAAATAACATTATTAGGCACCGTGGGATTACTGGCGTTAGACGGATTAAATGATTTTTTAAATTGGTATAAAACATATGATACTAGAATAAAATTGAATATGTTCAGATTACGACATCCTATTTTTCAAGCGCCGCAGGTATTACCATCGAATTTAAAAAAACATTATGGACAAATATTAGATCTTTGGGTGAGCTCAAATCCTCAAGGTAGTAACCTCTCACCTGGTCTGAGCGAACAAATTAAAAATATAGTGACAATCTTAAATGATGACTGTATAATATATAATAACGTTGATGTAGATGTATTAAGAACAAGCGCAAAACAATTTTATAAAGAATATGCAGTAAGACACAAGCATAGTATTAAAGACATTTTTAGTTCTGAAATGTCTGATTGGATTTTAAATTAAAGGAAAAACGTCATGGCAAAACCATTCGATATTAGTAAATTTAGAAAGTCAATTACCAAAAGCATCGAAGGCTTGGGTATTGGCTTTAACGATCCAACTGATTGGATCAGCACTGGTAACTACACATTAAACTACTTACTATCTGGAAATTTTGAAAGAGGAATTCCAATGGGTAAAGTTACAGTATTTGCTGGTGAGTCGGGTGCAGGTAAAAGTTTTATCTGTAGTGGTAATATTGTCCGACATGCACAAGAACAGGGCATTTATGTTATCTTGATTGACACAGAAAACGCACTTGATGAAGCATGGTTACACGCACTTGGTGTAGATACTACAGAAGACAAACTACTAAAACTTAACATGGCTATGATCGATGATGTGGCTAAGGTTATCAGTGACTTTGTTAAAGAATATCGCACACTTCCAGAAGAAGATCGTCCAAAGGTATTATTCGTATTAGATTCATTGGGTATGATGTTAACTCCAACGGACGTTAACCAGTTTGAAGCAGGTGAAATGAAAGGTGACATGGGTCGTAAACCTAAGGCACTAACAGCACTTGTTCGTAACTGCGTGAACATGTTTGGTACATTAAATCTTGGATTAGTTTGTACAAATCATACATACGCAAGTCAAGACATGTTTGACCCAGATGACAAGATTTCAGGTGGTCAGGGCTTTATCTACGCAAGTTCGATTGTTGTAGCTATGCGTAAACTTAAACTTAAAACAGACGCAGATGGTAATAAGACTACAACTGTTAACGGTATCCGTGCTGCTTGTAAGATTATGAAAACACGTTATGCTAAACCGTTTGAGTCAGTGCAAGTAGAGATTCCATATGAAACTGGTATGAGTCCATACAGCGGTTTAACAGACATGTTAGAAGCTAAGAACTTGCTTAAGAAAGAAGGCAACAGTTTGGTTTATACCTTTGTTGATAAAACAACTATTAAACAATTCCGCAAGGCGTGGGAACGCAATGAAGATGGTTGCTTAGATAAAGTAATGAAAGAATTATCATCTAATGTTAACTTGCTAAGTACTGAATCGAAAGTAGTTGAAGAAACAGAAGAGGAGATAGCAGAATGAGCGTTGAATTAGATATTGCTAGTGAAGTTTGGCTTACTTGTAAAGAGTATATCAATCCTAAAGATCGACAGGCTGCCGCTGATCATGTTGTCAGTGTTGCAGCTGATCATAATATCACTGAAAGTGAACTTAAAACCTTTGGCGGCACTGATGCTTATCTAGGTCGTGCTGTTAAAGAGTATCTCGGTGATGAAGAAGATCAGGCGATCGCCGATGAAGAAGATGACGGTGATGATTATTAATGTTTCAGACTGAGAAAAAATATTTTCCAATAAAAACAGATACTAGTTGCCTAGCAAAATGGTCATTTAGTAAAATAGTATTGCATCAAGGATTAACATCAAGTTGTCATAGAGTTGTCAATCATACATTTGACATAGAAACTTTCAACTTCCATAACACCCCGGAAAAAATACAACAAAGAGAAATAATGTTAGACGGTCAATGGCCAGATGGAGATCCAGACCATCGAATAGAAACTACCTGTAAACAGTACTGTGGAAAATTTGAACAAAATAATGGCAAAAGTGATAGGCACTTTTATAATTCAATACCTAATTTGTATCCAGAAGAACTTGATAATGATCCTACACTAACAGAAATTGATCCAACGATACTAGAAGTTTATATAGACAATACCTGCAATTTGAAATGTATATATTGTATACCAGAATTAAGTTCAGGGATACACGCTGAAATGAAAAAATTTGGTAGATTTGAAAAACATGGATTAATTTTAGAAACAAAATATAAACACCCAGAAAATTTTGATAAAATACAAGAGAAATTTTGGCAGTGGATGGAAAATAACGCTTATAAATTAAAAAGACTACAACTACTAGGTGGCGAACCTTTTTATCAAACTCAATTTGACAAATTTTTAGAATTATTTGAATCTTACCCTTGTCCTAATTTAGAACTTAACATAGTAACCAATTTAATGATATCAAAATCTAAATTAAAAAACTACATTGACATTATAAAAAAATTAATAATGAACAAAAAACTTGGACGTCTTGATATAACTGCTAGTATTGATTGTTGGGGACCCCAACAAGAATTTGTTAGATATGGTATTGAATTAACAAAATGGGAAGAAAATTTCAAATATTTAATTAGTGAGAAATGGATTAAATTAAACATTAATAATACTACGTCAGTGCTAACTATTAAAACATTACCAGAATTATTATGTAAATTAGAGGAATGGACTAAAGATAGAAAGATAGAACACTATTTTGCTCAACTTTTTTATCCTAGCTATATGGCACCTGATATATTAGGCCCCAAAGAATTTCAAGAAGAGTTTAAATGTATACTATCATTAATGGAGACACAAAGTTGGAGAGGTGCACAAGTGAAAGAACATTTTGAAGCATTAGTAAACAATGTTAATGCTGGTAGATTTAATTCAAAAGAAGTATTAAAATTGTTAACATATCTAAATGAATTAGATAAAAGAAGAAAAACCAATTGGCGAGAACTATTTCCCTGGTTAATTAAATACGAGGACTTATGTGGTATTCAAGAGTAGTAGCTAGTCTTAATTCAATTCCTGACTTCATACAACATTATGAAGTAGAATTAGAAGACGCACGAAAGGAAGTTGGAGTTTATGGTAACATAGAAAAGAATCTTGCTGGCCTGCCCGGTATTACAGAACGACGCTTTAATCAACTACAAGAGATTGAAGCAGTGCTGAATTATCTCAATATAAAATTACGTAAGATTCGCAGAACTCATTTTCAAAAATATCTAGAAAACTATCAACGGGTACTTAGTAGTCGTGATGTAGAAAAATATGTAGATGGTGAAGACGAAGTCATCGACTTTGAAACCATCATCAATGAAGTAGCACTGCTACGCAACAAATGGTTAGGTATCATGAAAGGACTTGAAAGCAAGAATTTCATGTTAGGGCACGTTACACGTTTAAGAACAGCAGGCATGGAGGATGCATCAATTGGCTAACCACAATCAAAAAACATTAAATCTTATCAATGGGTACGATACTTTCCTAGAAAGTCTGCGTACTATCTGCGATATGGGCTGTGGTTCTGGTGGTGATATCACATGGTGGGCAATGTTAGAAAGTAAAGATGATATTCCAGAGCCGTATAATTATAATTGTTTCGCTGTTGATCGAGATGCAAATAAATTAAGTCAAGTACCGGATCTTGAAAATATTAATAAGATTAATAGAGATTTTACTGAAAAACAAATATTACCAGTTAGTATTGATCTCATGTGGAGCCACGATAGTTTACAATATAGTCATAATCCATTAGAAACTTTACGTTTTTGGAATGAGCAGATGACAGTCAACGGTATGTTGGTATTGCATGTTCCACAAAATAACGGAGTAGAAAATAATAGATATTACAGCAGAACCTACAATAATTGTTATTATAATTATACTCCTACTAGTTTAATGTACATGCTAGCTGTTAATGGGTTCGATTGCCGAGATGCGTATCTATTAAAACAGTTTAATGATCCATGGATACAGATGGCAGTATATAAGAGTAATGTTGAGCCAATGGATCCTAAAACTACCTCCTGGTTTGACCTTGCGGATAAAAATTTATTACACCCTAGTGTAGTACAAAGTATTACTAAAAATGGTTTCTTAAAGCAAGAAGAAGTTATTATGCCCTGGTTGGATAAAGAAAACTATTATATTGATTGGATCCCACAGAAAACAGTGATCCCAGAAGAAGCCGGTGAGCCAGTGGTTAATGGTATTTTTAATAAAAATGTCGATGCTAAAGAATCTAAACTTAAACAAGCAGGAGCAGTGTCTAGAGAGACCCAACTTCTTAAACCTGTTGGTATAACGCGACCTCCTAAGGAAAGATTCGTAAAGTGATCAATAGAGTCGTATTATGTACAGGGGGATTTGATCCACCGCACTCTGGACACATAGCATACCTCACTGCTGCCCGCCAACTTGGTAATGTTCTAATAGTGGGAGTCAACAGCGATGCCTGGCTTGCCCGCAAAAAAGGTCGTGCTTTTATGCCTGGTACAGAACGTGTGGCTATCATTGAAAATCTTAAGTTTGTCGACGGAGTCATCTTGTTTAACGATGATGATGATACAGCATTAGAAGCCATACACAATGTCAAAGATCTATATCCCAACAGCCAGATCATATTCGCCAATGGTGGAGATCGCACAGAAAATAACATTCCAGAGATGGAGGTTAAAGATGTAGAGTTTGCGTTTGGAGTAGGTGGAGAGAATAAAAAGAATTCAAGCAGTTGGATCTTAGAAGAATGGAAAGCTCCTAAAACTATTCGTCCTTGGGGATATTATCGTGTCCTACATGAAGTATCTGGCACTAAAGTCAAAGAACTTACTATAGAATCAGGTAAAAGCCTAAGCATGCAACGACACTTTGATCGTGCAGAACATTGGCATGTAACAGAAGGCCGCTGTGTTGTAGCAACTGAAACAGATAATAACAAAGGATTCCAGGAATTATCAACGCATGATGGGTGTATTATTCCGGTAGAACACTGGCATAAACTAAGTAATCCCTACGATACACCCTGTAAAATAGTAGAAATACAATACGGAATAGCCTGTGATGAAGATGACATTGAGCGCAAACAATAAATAGTATTAATAATTAAAGGATTTCAATTATGTTAAAAGAATTAAAAGTTAAAGTAAATGTCAGTAAAGGGTCTGTATTAACCGGAAATGCCTGGGTTGATGTGTTGTTTGGTGGTGAAAAAGTAGTTGAACATGCAGAAGTAACTGCGTTATTTAAACCAATTGACGAGGTAAAAACAAATACAATAGAATTTACTATAGAACAATTTGATGATTCCTTTCAAAATACGTTGACTATAATTAATAGTCCAGAAACTATTGGCCCTATACAAATTTATGGTGTAGAATTTTGTCTAGATGGTGAAAATGCAGAAATTAATTGGCAAACAGCAACTAAAGAAAAACCAATGAGATTTGGTGGACAACCTAGCGTGATTATTACTAACCCGCATGTGGGAGATCCAGAATTTAATGGATGGACATCAGTGACTGATGTTAGTCCTGGTATGAGTATTACCTGGGGTTTAGCAGATTTAGTAGCAGTACGCTAGTAACAATTCACAAGTACGATGTAATTTACAAGGGTTTTTAGAACCCTTGTACCTTGATCATTGAGAATAAATACTAGATAATGAAAATATCTGAATTTAATTTAATAGAAGCTAAGGGATTTTTTGGTCGTAGACCAGGAGACCCATACGTTCACACTGATGGTATTACCGCTGAATTCAAGCAAGTTACCCCTTTCCCAATACCCAAGCAAGGTGCATACGCTAGTGCAGAAGAGCGTGATCAGAATATCGCCAATCTAGAAAAGAAAGTACTACGTGATAAAATTCTATGGGTAAACAACCCTGGGAATAACAAAGCATTTGCAGTAGCACAACTACAGACCAGTGACGGTGACGCTGTATATTGGGGTCGCTATATCAATACTACACAAGGTGTGCTTACAGGTAAATGGTCAAATAAAGAAATACCCGCAGGTTGGAAACTAAACACAGCAACATCACAAAAACTAGCCACAGGATATGATCCACAAACCTTAGTTGGTGTAGGTACTAGCTTTTCTAATATTGATCAAGCCCTACTTACTATTACAACTAAATTAGCAAACGTTGAGCACGAAAAACAACTATCAGAAGCATTAGCCGGAGTCCGTCAAGGGCAACTACCGATATTTAAAGGTATGGCCAGTCAGATGCCAGCACTGCGTGATTACTTTGGTGAGATATTAACTCCCGTGGCCCTGGCCAGTGGCGTCATTGGTGGTGATGCTGATCTAGCACGTAAAGATGTTTTAGGTTCGCCATACGCAAAATGTAAAGTGCGCTGGCCAATGAGCAAGACACACAACTTAGTCGACAGCGTGTTCCAATCATCCAAAGGCGTGGATCTTGGTATCAGCAGTAAAGGCGGTGCAGGTGCTAAAGCCAGTGCTAAAAATATCTATGATGCTATTGAAAAAGCAAGGACTACTAATCCACAGTTAATTAAAACCTACAAGAAAGTAGTCAACGCTATCAATATCATTAACACTTTAACAGCTTTAGATGCGCCACTTGAATTAGGGGTAGCATTTGGTATTATTGATGCACGAACTAGTGTAGATTGCCGCAATATGATTAACACTGGAGTTAATCGACTACCTGCCAAGTATGCTAAATTATGTAGTAATTTTTCTCCAGAATTGACTAATAAAAATTATAACGCTGGTTTACATCTATTAAGCAGTATTGCTAAACATGTGGCTAATAGATTAAATGCTATACCAAATATGAGCGAAGGAATAAAAGCGTTCATGAATCAATCTAGTATCGTCCAAATTTATCTTGATATGAAAGTCAAAGGTCAAGATGCAGTAGTCACAGGATTCCGTTCAGTCTATCCACCAAACTTTGAAGGCACAATGTTAATTGATGCTGGTAAGAGTTATTATGCAACAATGAAACCTAGCAAATTTGCTTTTGGTTTCAAATAATCATTGATTTTAGTTAAATAATCTGTTAAACTAAATTTGCCATGAATATAATTTTATTTTCGTCACAAGCAGAAGAAAGTGTTCCATCTGCACAAATAGCTACTATGCAACCGCTTGAAGAAAGTTTTTCTTATTCAAGAAATGCTGGAGTTTATAAAATTGCTACCGAAATGCGCAATTTAGGACATACTGTTGAAGTAATAGATTTTTTGGTTTATTGGCCTGACGCTGATATTAAAAATTTATTAAATGATCGGATACCTTATGTTGACGTAGTGGGGTGGTCAGCACAATTTTTCTTTGATTTTAATTTTTATAAAAAATGGTGCGAATACATTAAACAAATAAAATCCAACATAGTTTTTATTGCAGGCGGACCTAAAGTTACAAATTTACTGAATTTTACTGAAAGCAAATACTTAATTGCCGGATATGCTGAAAATGCAATACAAGATATTCTCGATCATGTAGAAAAAAAATCAAATAATCTAAAATTTACGCTAGTCAATGGTGCATATTATGTTGATTGCGCTGTTCAGTATAAATCTGACAAATTACCAAATATGGTTATAGATTATCACCCGAGCGATTATTTAACTCAACATGAAACTTTAACACTTGGAACATCAAGAGGCTGCATATTTAAATGCCTTTTTTGTACATATCCGCATATTGGTAAAAAGAAACATGAGTTACAACGTGAAGGAGCACAAACATATTATGATGAATTACTTAACAATTATGAAAAATGGGGTATAACCAACTACTATTTTTCAGATGAAACAGCCAACGACGACATAGATAAATTTTTAGATTTGAGAGACGCATTACAAAAATTGCCATTTAAAATTGATCTTACAGGTTTTGCACGATTGGAATTACTAGCATCGCATCGCGACAGATGGCAATTATATAAAGATATTGGGTTCACTAACTTTCATTTTGGAGTAGAAACATTTAATCCAGCAGCATTGAAAACAGTGGGTAAAGGATATCCCCCGGAAAAGTTACAAAACACGTTAATTGAATTAAGAGATTATTTTAAAGATGATGTATTTATTTACTTATCATTAATCGTGGGGTTACCTAATGAAACTCTTGAATCATTCAATGACTTAACACTAGATTGGATTAATACAAAAGGCAAAGATGTAATCAATGGTAGAATAATTTATCCATTAGATATTCATAGAGAAAATCCATTTGCAGTAGGAAGTGAATTTTCGAGAAATTACATGCAATATGGATATGAAGAGATGTCTGAGAAGGATATCGAAATTGAATTATCATTAAATCCACAATTAACAATTGAAAAAGTTCATGCTACATCTAAATATAATATTTTATGGAAGAATCAACATTGGAACACATTCACTGCTGAAAGATTCGCTAAATCAATTGGATATACAGTAGAATGGAACACTAATTGTAGCGTTTGGACTAGAGCAAGAGCTTTAAGTGTTGGAATACCCAAGGAAGATATAATAAGATTAGCAAAAAAACCAAACATTCTACTAAAAAATTTATTTTTGACTGGAGCACACAAATATAAAACACAGTATATTAAAAATAAACTCAGTAAAAATTGGTTTGAAACTTAAAAATAAATTACCAAGCGACAATTGACATCTAAAAAAAATTCTGTTATACTTAATCATGAGTAAGAAATGCCGGCTTGTGCAGAGTGGGATTGCACCTGACTTGTAATCAGGCTTCGTAAGATAGAGAGTGTTCGATTCACTCAGCCGGCACCAGATAATGAGAACTTGATGGAGGCAGGCAACTGCGGTACAATACTCATTAGCAGAGCAGTAAACGTGTCCTACCCCATGGGCTCCCCGACACGTGTTTAACGCCCTGGTGGTGGAATTGGTAGACACACTGGTCTTAGAAGCCAGCGTTGAAAGACATGAGAGTTCGAGTCTCTCCTGGGGCACCAAATTATTAGTATAGGGTTCTCAACCAACCAATTTATGATATATGCGGACTAATTCTAGATAGCTAGCTTCCGACGGGTCATATGTTACGGTTGCAACCGTAGCGCGAGAACCCTATACTAATAAACGGAAACGTGGCCGAGTGGTCGAAGGCACTTCACTGCTAACGAAGCAAACCGAAAGGTTTCGAGAGTTCGAATCTCTCCGTTTCCGCCATTTTTAAGTAGGGCCTATAACTCAATTGGTTAGAGTGCCGGACTCATAATCCGTAAGTTCTTGGTTCAAGTCCAAGTAGGCCCACCAAAGAATAATATAATATAATAGGAACAATACATGTCAAAAGACACCAAGCAACAAGAATTAGAAGAATCACAGGCGATAGATGCCGCTATGAAAAAGTTTTTAGCAGATGGCGGAGTCATTCAACAAATTGCCAGAGGAATTAGTGGTGTAGAAGAAGGGACTCCTCAAGCAGCCTGGGGAAGACCTAAGAAAAAAGAAAAATAATATACCAATGCTCCCATCGTCTAGAGGCCTAGGACACCCGCCTTTCACGCAGGTAACACGAGTTCGAATCTCGTTGGGAGTACCAAATTTATTTTAGCTTGGCCTTGCAAAAAGTTAAATAGTAGTATATAATTATCTACATAAGAGGCCGCTATGACTGTAGAATTCCTGAGAATTGAAGATTGCCACGTGGTACATAAACCATGGGGTACAGAAACTTGGTTAATGCCAGGAAATGATGTTTATCCATTTGCACTCAAAGAATTGATCTTAAAAGCAGGGTTTGTAACCAGCTTACAAGTACACCAATTTAAATCAGAAAGTATCCATTTACACATTGGGCATGGTGCACTAGCATACCATCCAAAACCGTTTGACTGTGAGCGTTTCTTAGCAGGTGGGTACACAGCAGAAGAAATAGCACAAATCAAGAGTGAACTAATCGTAGAAGAACTAGCACCAGGTGCAGTGTTCCATACCCCACCCCATACTATCCATCGCATGATTGCACATGATGATCTACATTACACAGAAGCCAGCACTACTCAATTAGATGACGTTATACGTCTTGAAGACTCTGCGAACAGAGGACATGGAAGAATCGATGCCGAACATCAACAATAAATTAACAGTATTAATCCTAGCCGCTGGCTATGGACGCAGGATGGGTCCGTTCAGTCGTATGGTTCCTAAAGCACTTATACCATATGATAACAAACCTTTGATCAGTCATATCATGGCTAAGTTTGATCAAGGCACACGGTTTGTTGTTGCCTGTGGTCATATGGGACAATATATTAAAGATTATGTTGGGGTTGTACATGCTGACAAAGATGTAGTATTTGTAGACATTCCTAACTATGCAGAAGGTGATACTGGACCAGCGACCAGCATACAGGCCTGTGCCAAATATCTACACGGTGGATTCATGTGGTTGGCCTGCGATACACTGTTTGACTTTGAATATCGAGACAAACTAGATCATGATTGGGTCGGGGTCCATCCGGTAGACAGTGCTATCGCACAGGACTACTGTTGGATTGAACGTGAAGCTGATAAGATCATCAGTGTAAAGAATAAAATACCTAGCAAGACCGCAGTTGATGCCTTCATTGGTTTGATGTATGCCAAAGATGATCAATACCTAAACAACTTGATCCATCGTAAAGCCAAAGAAACTCCTGAAGGATTCGATGGACTTAAATTAAAAGCACACACAGTGCGTGGATGGAAAGACTTTGGTACATATGAAAAGTGGGAAGAACTAAGCAGTGAATTTACAGATGTAAGTTTTCCTAAACCAGATGAACTATTCTATAATGATAATAAAAAGATCGTCAAGTTCTGGACTAATCCTAAGCAGGCAGAAATGCGTGTCAAGCGTGCTAATTGTAATCCAGAGGCAATGCCTAGCAATGTAGAACAATCAGGTAATTTCCTAATTCATGACTTTGCCAAAGGTGATATTGTATATAATCAATACTCACCAGAAGTGTTTGAAAAAATGCTTGCGTGGTGCGAATCAACACTATGGAAACCTGCTCCAGCTGAGAACCATGCCGATATTGATCATCTAACTATCTGTAATAAATTTTATCATGATAAAACTATAGAACGTGTAGAAATGTTCCGTGCCAAATATGCTAACTGGAGTGAACCATGTGTGGTCAACGGCATCGAAGTAGATACTATCGACACATACCTAAGTAAAATTGACTTTACTTGGTTAACTACAGAAACGTCATGGAAGTTTATCCACGGTGACCTACACTTTGATAATACCATTTATCAACATGGACAATACCTAGGTTCGTTGGACCTATACAAACAAGACAAAGAAACATATAAAGACAAGTTTACTGCTATCGATTGGCGCACTGACTTTGGTGGTGCACTATACGGTGATCAGTATTATGATCTAGCTAAGATGCTAGGTGGGTTACATCTGAATTATAAAGACATCAAACACGAACGTTATAGCTATACAGAACGCAATGACTATGCTACAATAGAAGTTCCCAGCGTAAAAGATGTTCAGGTATATGAAGATATCTTACAACGTTGGGTAGTTAAACAAGGATTAGATTGGAAGAAGGTTAAGACATTGGTGCCAATCATCTATTTGAACATGAGTCCCTTACATGAAGCACCTTTTGACAAGTTCTTGATAGCATTAGCACAATTACACTTTAGCAAGGTGCTTGGATAATGTATAAACGTTTTATCATGGATGTAGATGGTGTATTAAACGATGGTATGCTCTATTGGTACGCTGGCGGAAAACCATTTAAAGCCTTTGGTAACTATGACCATGATGGACTTAAAATCTTACGTAAACATCTAGAAATAGAATTTGTATCAGCCGACGAAGTAGGTTGGCCTATTACAGAAAGTCGTATCGTTGATCATATGAAATTTCCTTGTACTATGGTTAAAGAAAAAGATAGACTTAAATGGGTCTTGAGCAAGGGAGATCCAAAGGAAACTATCTTTATGGGTGACGGACCTTACGATGCAAAGATATTCCCGCATGTAGGATTAAGTATTGCTCCGGCTCAGGCTTGGAAAACAGCGATCGAAAACGCAGACTATGTCACAGACCGTGAAGGCGGTAAAGGAGCAGTCATGGAAGCCTGCGTGCATATTATGTATTTAATGGACATTGAAAATGAATTTTAGATTAGGTTTTGGGCCAATGAGCCGCGAAGTTATTGAGATATTGTGTAATTACAGTCACAATAATAAAAAACCATTGATGATTATTGCTAGCCGTAATCAAGTCGATGCTGAAACGGGTTATGTGATGACAACCCCACAGATACGTGAACAGTTATCCACATTACCTACAGATTATATCTGGATGTGCCGTGACCATTGTGGCCCATACTTCTTAGATGCAGAAAAGAATTTATCATTACGTGATGCTGTTGAGGCAACGAAGAAAACCATTGCCTACGATATTGAACAAGGATTTAATCTAATACATATTGACACTAGCCGTGTTGAAGATACCTATGGCATCGCCGAAGAACTTTTTAAATTTTGTTTAGATCTTAATCCTAATATACAATTTGAATTTGGGACAGAAGAAAATGTAGGTGTAGCCGCAGGTGCTATCAAGTATAAGAATGATGTAGCGTTTGCTAAAAATATTCCTAACATCCAATTTGTTGTAGCACAAACAGGCAGCCTATGTCACGAAGATCATCAGGCGGGCGGATTTGAAACAGCTACCGTTAAAGAACTAGTTGAAGTGGCAAACGCTAACGGGGTCAAGATGAAGGAACATAATGCTGATTATTTGTCAGCTGAAGAAATTCGTCTACGCAGTGCTGTAGGAGTCCACGCCCTTAATATCGCTCCACAACTAGGTGTAGTACAAACCAAACTATTACGTAGACTAGTTGAAGCTCATCCAGATGCGCAAGGTCAATGGACAGACTTTGCTACCGAAGTAGTTGACAGTGGGCGTTGGCGTAAATGGACTGAGAGCAACGATCGTGAACATCAAATTAATGTTGCCGGACACTATTGTTTTTCATCAAGCAAATATCAAGCCTTGGTAAATGTAATCAACCAAAGAACAGATTGGAAAG